TTATCAATGACAGTCTTCGCACTGTCCTGATAATTGCAGCGCAGGTCTCCCTCAAAAGCCACCTCTGGACCGCCATTCTCATTCAGTCCTTCGCTATATATAGTCACATGGATGTCTGTCGTACAAGCCCATTCAGGCACCAAACATGGATACATAGACATCACCTCAACAATCTGCAGCACAAGCCTGTCTGACAGAGCTGTTCATAGACATCACGCCGCATGGGAATTCCCTTGTTCGTCGTCACGTTCCAGGATTCCCCAAACTGCATGGACACCCCATTGATACTGTATCCCTGCAGGATCATGTCGAAGATTTCCCGGTTCTGAAACTCAAAATCTGCCTGCTGGCAGCATACTTCCTGCACAATTTCTTGCTGGAATGGTGTCAAGCTGGAAACTCCCCGACCCACAATACGATTGTAGGTCAGGGAATCAATATGCCTGGATGCCTGTTTCAAATACCGTTCCCGGTCAGCGTCTGACAGGAGGCTGCCGTTGTAGATATCCGTGTAATACGCAGAGTCTGCATATGGAGTGTACATATCACTCACCGGCTTTCTTTGTTGGTTTCTTTTCAGCCTTCAAGGTTTCCAGCTCCTTCTGCAGGTCAGATTTCTCTTCCTGCAGATTTGCACATAACTTCTGCAGGCGCTCCACTTCACTTACAACCTGCATATGTTCATCGTACGGCACAGTTTTTCCACGCCCATAGGCAATCACTTCCCCGTCATCATTCAGGATATCAAAGCCGGAATCCTGGTAAAACTTCTTCTGCACCTCGTCAATGGTGTACTCTTTATTTCCTTTCGTAGCTCTCATATCATGCACCTGCCTCTACATTCATTGCGCACCCTTCTACTTTCTTTTCCAACAGAAAAAGATCTCCATAGTTACGGTTCTGGTAAAGATATCCATCCGCGGTTCTGCTGTCAGTTCCTGGTGTAAACAATTTGATATAGCTGTACTTATCACGGCATACCACGCAGGAGGTGTGGATCAGGATCCAGTTGATCTGTTTTGCGTCCTCCGCTGCCGTGCAGCCTTCCGTAAAATCGTATTTTGTTTTCATGCGAGCAGCCGGGACCATTTTAATAGTCACATTATCCAGGGAGTGGACATTACGGTTGATTGTCGAAGGCGTGGTGACACTCATAACGCGCTGGATGCCTTCAGCTTCCTTGATGATTTTATACATAGACGGGGTTACATACAGCATCCTGCCTTCTTCTGGCACACCCGCCTCGTCCATGATGCTCATTTCTTCGTCAAATGCCTCCAGGAAATTTGACGCTGTAATAACCGTTGTATCAATCCGTCCAGAAAGCCTAGTCATTTCTGCGTGAAGCTTGCTGTACCGATAAGAATCCTTCTCTGGGATTGCCTGCTCTGTTTCAAAAGTATTCTGGATATTTGCCACGGATAATGTAAGATTTGTCTCATCAATGTCCATTGGGTCAATCCAGAACTCTACATCCCTGTCATGTTCCAGCTTCTTTGCCTCCCAGTCATTACTCAGAGTACCCGCGTTAAAACCCGGTGTCCTGGTATGGTCTTTGTACCCAGATACTGTCATTCTAGGGAGTTTGATTGTCTGGGCATTAATAAACTTTACTCCCAGATTGCTCTGTGCCAGTGCATCAGAGCACAGTTCCTTTGCATATTTCTGCTGCAGGAGCTGCGTAAACGTTGTTGCATAATCATATATTGCCATGTATTAGTTCCTCTCTTTCTTAAAGTCCAAACGCTTTCTTTAAAGCGTCGCTATTTGTTTGTTGTTGACCCGCCTGGCCGGAAGCCCCTACCTGTACAAAGCCTGTCTGACCTGCTGGTGCAGGTTTTAATGCCGGGATGTCTTCAAGCACTTTGTTTAGTGCATTTTTAAGTGTCTCTTCGTTGATTTTCCCGTCCTGTCCCATAACCTGGCTTAAATCCGCCATTTTAAGGATATATGGGATAGTCTTTGCGTCAATCCCCAGACCAACCGCTGCCATAGTGGCCGCTGCCTGTACCTGCGCCTGCTGTGCTGCTGCCTGGGCCTGTACAGCCTGGGTCTGCAGCGCATTTATGTCTGGCTGTTGTGCCGCTTTCTGCTCTTTAAATGCTGTAATGGCCTGTTTCATCTCATCTTCTGATAATCCCTGCTGTTTAAAATACGCTTTCAAAGCCGTATCTTCTTTGGCTGACAGAGTACCTTCCAGCATTGTCTTGATCTTATCGTAGTCGATCTGTGGTGATGCGGGCGGTTGCACTCCTGCCTGCGGAGTCTGATTCCCGTCTCCGGTGCCTCCTGTACCAACTCCATTTCCAGGCTCTGCAAAAAACTGTAAATCCATAGGTAACATACATCTAAAATTCTTAAACATAAGTTTCTCCTTTCCATTTCTAAGAGTGTCGCTCTTGCTACCGTCCATTGTCATCGGTGTCACCGGCCACGCACCTTTTTAAGCCATATCGTGTTTGGGCACAAAAATAAGACGCATCACCCCGCGTCTCATGGGGAGATAATCGGATCACCTCCTCCCTATCTTCCTTTGCCTTTCTTTCCGCCTTTTCCTTTGCAAGCCATGCTTCTCACCTCCTTCGTTGCGCCGGCGCAATAAAAATACCACCTGCCATTTCTGACTGGTGGTATCAATCTGATTTATAATTTTCAATTATTTCCCTGAGGTGTTCTTTCCATTCCTCCAGCGTATACGGGCCATTAATGTGAAATGCAATGTCACTGAGTTCTCCTGTTATGGCATATACCTGTTTACGCAAGTCCTGAAGCTCTTCATCATTCTTACATTTTTCTATAAATTCTTTACTTACCATATCGTTTACTCCTTAACAAAAGACTGGATAAAAGTCTTATACAAATCTGGGAATTCCGTTTTTATAAAATCTACAGCCGCATCATCACCTTGGTATAAAAGCGAAAACATATCAGCAAAGACTTCCAATTCCGTATAGCCTGGCAACCCTATGTATTCAGGGTCATGGGTAAAGAATCCAGATACTTTGTTATCAGTAATGCATCCGAATATATCGCTTATAAGGCTATTATACTCCAGTTTTCCACCGGGTTCAAATAATTTCTTATAATCTTCTGCCTTATCCATAATTGATTTTTCTGCGTTCTGTATCGCTTCCGAAAATTCAACCAACATCGGACTGCCAATTTCATTTTGATCAATCCTATGCGCTATTTCATGGATCATAGTTTCCTGGTAATCATATACCTCATACATGGGGTGGTTTGGATTTACGGTAACTATATCCCTATCCGGATCATAAGCAAAGGCATCAGTGGCTCCTAAATTCACTTCCACAAAATCATCTTGTGTATACTGCTCCACCAAATCAACCATTTTCTGTGGCGCATCAAGTCTATGGTCTTTGATCTTATCATCTACAGTAAATCTTCCAAGGATTTTATCTTTCCAATCAGCAGCCTTTCTCTTATATTCTTTTCGATTGTCCTTGTCTAAAGAATACTTTGCCAACCGACCATATTTCTCGGCTTGCCTTGCCGCATACTGCTGTTTTGCCTCCTGGCGGCTCTTACTCTCAATCTCTGCCAATTCTTTTTTTGAGAATTTATTATCTGGCGGTGTGCTGATGCCTGGAAAGTATGTGGTGTGGCTGTCTTTGCACCGTGGATGGTACAGTCCTGCCGATATGGCGGAACTCATAAGAGGATAATCTCCATCCGCCTTACTACCGCCGCTCCAAACATCATCAATCAGCACCTTGCCCACAAAAGGCAGGCATTTAGGACATGGATTGCCGCGCTTATTCATGATGACCAAATGTAGTCCCCATTCCTGGCGCTTCTTTCCCTCTCCCTGTAAATATGCCCGCTTGCTGGCTGTCCTGATAGCCATATCAGCATAATCAGACAGCGTGTGGCGGGCACCATTGGCGTACTCAACGCAATTAAGACCTGCAGACAGCATATCCTTTGTAGCCATGTCCACGGCTTTCTCGTAGGTTCCTGCTCCGGTATTGGAGTATACCTGGGCATTGTAAATAATTTTACGATACTGGTCATTGGCCATGCGCAAGACTGCCGTTTCGGCTTTCTCCATGTCATTTGTGGTGGCTTGGATTAAGGCATCCAGTTTCCGGTCATTGATTTTAAAAAACTCAGCAGTTGCTCCCTTACTGATTTTCTTAGCGGGCAGACCTTTCTTTATAGCCCTCAATATTGCCTTTTCTTGGTCCATACCGCCCTGCTGATGAGCAGCATAGATCAGGGATTCGATTTCTTTGTTAATGTCTTTAAACTGCCCCTTAAACCGTTTCTGATTATCCTTCTTGTACTTTTCCAGGGACTTAAGCTGCAAAGCCTGCCACTGCTCCCAGTGCATCCCTTCCGCATCCTCCCAGGCTCTATGGTGTTTCATATTGCGGACCATAGAGTCC